GCGCTAACCACGTCGCCCACAATGTAGTACGCGCCGCCTTCGGTGATCGTGATGCTCGTGACGATACCACCAGAGACAGTGACCGTGGCTGTGGCCGAGTTGCCAGAACCGCCAGTCAAGGCCACGTTATAGTATGTGCCGGAAGATAGCGCGGACCCCAGTGTAGTTAGCACTAAATTAGACATCGTACCCTGCACGATGCTCGCAGGATAGTAATAGTAGTGCAGCTCGACGTTGTAGTTTTGATCCGGTGTCGGGGCCAACAAAAACGACAGTTCGTTGGAAATAGTTCCGCCCGATACCGTTGGGCCAAAAATAGCGTAGTACTGCGGCTGGGATTGGTATGACGCGGAGGGGTACGCTTCTCGCAAGAAGTTCACATCCTTGTTGAGCAAGTAGTTGTAGTTACCAGATGCGTCAATAACCGCCAAGGAATACACCGACAAAAAGTCGCCGGGGGAGGCCAAGTAAGGAGTTGTGGACGACACAACCCCCACTGAATTTTTGCGCAGCGAGGGGAACTGAATCGTATTGTGAATACGCTGTTCGGCTTGACGAATGAAAGTGTTCATGTCCACAGTCGGGACAGTGTTCTCCGTGTAGTCGGTGACAGCAGTTACAAGCTGCGCGTAGTTCATGCCATTGGTCCGCGAGATTTAATGCCTTTGGTGGCCGCGCCGTAACCGCGCATGGTGATGCCTTCGGTTTCGGTTTTTTCGTTGTGGCCAATAGACACGCCGCCGTTCAAAGGTGTCCAGTTTTTACGAGTGGGCATTTCCACCGAAAAACCAATGTCTTTTTCTTGCAACGCTTTACCACCCATTGTGTGGGGCGGGGCGTATTGCTCCGCTGGGCCGTTGTCACGGTTTGCGCCGTGGTGGATAGCAGGGCTATTCTTTTTGGTGGGCTTCATATTAGCCTCCGCGCTGGTTGTTTGCACGCGCCATATTGCGGCCAACAGCTTTCATAGCTTTGCTGGTCACGCCACCTTTTTTCAACTTGGTCAAGTTGGTCTTTTTGTTCTCGTGCAACTGTTTGTCGTGCATACCAAAAGCTTTTTTGATGAGCTTCTTGTCTTGCGAGATGTCGGACTTTTCGTTTTCCATTTTTGCCATGATTGGCTCCTTATGTCGTTGCAACTGTAACTGTACCAATACTCACGCTCAATGCCAAGTTATTTGGTGTGAGCGCAGCGTCAAAATACTCGGAGCCCCCGACAGGGTTCCAACCCCATTGAAAAACCCGACTGCCGCCTTCGTTGACGCCGTACCCTGATTGAGTCACGCCGCCGTTGATGTTTGTTTGCAAACCATCGTTGCCAGAGACGTAGTAGCTACGGTCTGGGCGCGGGTTGCGCACGCCTTGTGGATCATCCACTGGGAACTCGCCCAAGTGTAACTGCGGATGGTCAGGGTCCCAACATGGGCCGCACACCAGCAACTCGTAGTTCCTGCCTTTGACGACCTCGCGTTTGAGACCGGTCAGCTTAAAGCGAAAACCGCAGCGATCGCACTCCGCAATCGCATTCTTGCCGGATGCAAACCGATTACCCATCAGGTGCCCCCGATGAACATTTGTCTAGGCACGAGACGCAGCGCGGCGCGTTCTTGATCTTCGTCTGCCGCCGTCATCCACGCTTCGTCGTACTGCTGCTTCAAAACACCCAGTCGCTCCATGCCGCCGGGCACTTTGAGCGCGATGTAGTAGGCTAACCCTGCGGCCATGCAGGGAATAAAGCGAAATGGCACGTCCATCACATTGACACCGTTGCCGGCATCCTGCGTGCGGCGCAGTCGCCAGTACACAAACTGGTATTGCTGCGAATTGTCTGGGGTTGGCCACACTGTGACGGCAGGCAAGTACTGTCTTGACACGGCAGCACCGCTATTGTGCGCGGCTGCGGTTGTGTTGTTCTGCCCACGGAAGCAGTTGTACAGATTTGTGCCGTCGGTGTAGCCGTAATTGATGGTTTCGTTATCAATTTGCACAAAACCTGCGTAGGGCATTCCCACAGTGGAGCCAACGGGGATTGTGGTGGCCGTGGCGCTGATCGCCGCCGTCAAAGTGGTGCTGGAAGACGATGTTTGGCCATCCAAACGCTGCACCCACACCTGAATTGGACGCGCTTGCTGCAATTTATTGGGCAAAGTCGCGTAGGTTGACACGCTGATGCGCGTGATTGTCAAATCCGCTTGTGTCGAGGCCACGTTTGCCCCCGTGCGGATGACATGTTCGAGCAAATCTACGGTGTCATTGGGCAGCGCGTAGGTATTTTGACCCGGAACCAAGGTAATTTCGCCTTGGTCAATCGTCCACATGTTGACGCCACGGTTTGCCCAGTCAGCAAACAGTAAGTTTAGGGAACGACGGGCTGTGCGCAGGTCGTAGCCAGTGCGCAATTCGCTTCCGGCGCGTTCAAACGCCTCCTCAACCAAGTCGGTGAGTTGCAGATTGAACGATGTTGAGCCGGAAGTTACTGTTGCCATGATTATTTCTTCGCAGTTTTTGCGGAATCAATGAATGCCTGCTCCGTTGGAGCACCCTTAGCACCGGGTTTGCGCATTTTTTCACCACGCTTGCGCTTGGCGTTGATGTTCGCATAAAGCCCGACCTTGCCGCCCTTTTTGTACTCGGTGAAGTCGGTGTCGTCGCGGCGTGCTTTGCGCGTACCGCTTGGCATCTTTGAGGGGGACACTGCCCCCATACCGCGACTGGCCATCATTTGCGTTTAGCCATCCCGCCGCCGCACAGAGCTTTGGCTTTGTCTTGCTCAAACTGGTGCCCCGCAGAATGCTTCATGAATTCGCCGCTATGGTGTTTGTGGCCACCATCTTCGTGCTTTTTCATGGCGTCGTGGTGCATTTGGTGTGCAGGGAACTTGTCTTCGTTCATGTAAGGAAAATCGTTTTTCATTTGAAGCTCCTTATTACTTGGACTTGGCTTTGCCAGTGCCGATGCTGTTGCCAGCCATTTTGATGACGCGACCTTTGGTCTTGCCGCGCTCGGCCAAGCCATCACGGCTAGGAGCAGCAGTGCGCACCTTGGCCATTTTTTCGGTTGTCAAACCCTTTTTTTCGCTAGTACCAGTGGTACCGATTGTGCTTCCTTTAGCCATGAGGCCTCCTGTAGAAAATTTGCGGCCTTTGTCGGCCTTGCTGAAATCTTGTCCCACAGACTGAGGGACTCCGGCTTTCTTGGCGAACGCGGCGTTGTGCGCCACGGCCTCCATGAACTTGTGTTGTTTTTTACTCGTGCTCGGCATCTTGGGCACCACCTTTTTTGCCTAATAAACGCTGCACGGTATCGGTTTCGTAGATACGAATACACATCCAAACAACAGTTAAAAGCGCAGATATGGCAGGCAACACTTCCATGAGTGTACCCACAACGGTCACGACGGACAAGGCGTCTACAGCCATCTTTGCAGTTTCTTGATTGTGTGTCATATCAACATTTCCACGCCCGAAGGCTTTTGTTAATCCGGCTGTCTGGGTCTTTGGCGGTCTTGGTCGAAGTCAATTTCTTCTTCATCCCTTCCATCCGCGCACAGAAAGAATCCTTGCGTTTGCCGCCTTCGGGCTGAGGTGCTTTTAAGTTCATCCCCGCCTTCTTTGCGGACGCTCGCCCTTTGGCGTTCAAGCCGCCATTGGGATTCTTGCCTTCTTTGCGTTGCCATGCTGGTGTCTTTGCCATGTTATGCCGCCTTCAATTTTGCCTGCTGCTGGGCTTCCAGCATGGGCTTGATAACGTCTTCAACGAAGTCGCGTTTGAACTCTTCTTGGCCAATGTGGGGCAAGCTGATCTCAGCGTCCACCCAGCACTCAAACCCCGCCTCGCGTGCGCGATCACAGAACAGGTAGTCCTCGCCGGTGTACTTCTTGTCGCGCAAGGCGAAGTCAAACACCGCAAACGCAGTCTCGTTCTCGCGGGTCTCGTACTCCCACTCGGGATGGTCAGCAATGAGCTTCTCGATCACGTAGCGCTTGATGAGCATGAACCCTGTGCCCACGCGGTTGACCTTGAGCATAGACCCATCAAAGATCATGTCGCCGTTGTCGTCGCGGGGGATGTCAAGGAAGAAGAATTTGTCCGAGGCGCGGCGTGGATACAGGCCGGCAGCAACGTCTTTGTCGCCACTTTGCGCCAGCAAGCGCATCACGTCGTCGGGCATGACCACCACATCGGAGTCGATGAACAACATCTCGGTGCAGTCGGACTTCATGAACTCATTGACCAAAGAGTTGCGTGCCATCGGGATGATGGAGCAGCCGGCCATATAGCTCATTTGAATACCGACACCGTGGTTGAACGCCAAAGGCATGAGTTGAGCCAGGCTGAACGCCGTCTTGATGTTCAGCTTCCCGTCATACGTCGGGATCGCAACGAAAACCTTGCGCCCCGCTAGCTCAACTTGCTTGGTATCAGCCATACGTCACTTGCGTAGAGGTGATGTTCGACGAGTTTGCATAAATACCTGCTTGGCACAAAGCACCTTCGCCGGGCAAAAGCACTTGATACGGTTGCAAGTTAGTGCCCGTGTTGATACCAAGAACCCACGCTCCGCCATTTGCTACGTAGTTACAAACTGTGCTTGTTGCGATCGTGCCGGAGTTCAAATCCGTGATGGTGAAAGTATTGGCGTCCACCACAGTGATCGTGTAGTTACCTGACACAGGAGCCACGTTGCTGGCAGCAACATAAGCAATGCCCACTTTTGCGCCAGTTTGCAAGCCATGACCGCTAGAAGTAACCGTCACAGTTGTTCCGCTACGCCCGTAGGTGGCTGCTGTTGGAGCAACTAACGTATCAAAAAAGTCAACGTACCCCGCAGTGCCGTTACCAATAACGGTGGCTTGTTTCAAGCGCACGCGGCCAACGTATAAAAATCCAACGCCTTGAACCTTAGCGGTTCTTACGTCATATTGCATTGTCATGATTGATCTCCTTTAAAAGCCAAAGAAGGGGGCCGAAGCCCCCGCTCAATCAATCAAAATTACCGTATGGGTACGCGGTAGCAGTGCCGATGTTTGTATCGAGCTGTGTGTAACGCACCGCTGCGGTAAACGTGCCGGCAGTGATCGTTGGCAAAGTTGTGCCCGAACCGCCTGAGTAGGGGATGGTGAAAGTCACAACCACTTGGGAGAAAGTAGCAGGTTCAATCACGCCATTGGGGTTTGTGAAGTCCACGGTTGTGGAGTTGGTGGCCAACAACTGAGCACCGGTTTGCACAATGGTGTTACGCGCAGCGGAAGCGTTTGCACTTGTGATGCTGCCGTAAGTTGTGTCGTTGAATGCGTTGCCAATCTGGACAGAAACGGTTCCGATTGTGCCGCCGGTAGCTGTAATAGCCACGTTGGTGTCGATCAAGAAGTCGTTGATGTTGGAGCCCACGGGCACGTAAAACACGATGCCGCGATACAAAGTACCAGAGCCGCCTGTGCCAGCGTCAGCAGTGATGACTGCCGCAGTGGGAGGATACGCTGTGGCGCTGCGTGTGTACACAGTACCGTTGACGTTGGGGATCAAGTTGCCGTTGACAAACTGGCCGGAACCGCCAGCATAACCCGCAGTGGCTGCGGTGCTGTTTGTCAAAACAATGGAGCAGTCTTGAACGAGGTCGGTGTAACCGACATCACGAACTGGGCCAAAACGAGCGTTACCGGCCAGAATTGGGCCGGAGAAGGTGGAGCGTGCCATGACTAAAAGTCCTTATGCAAAAGTCCCTGTACCGATCGTTGCATCGTCTGCTGGGTCAGTGGTGGTACAGGTAGAGAATCCCAGACGTATGGTGACTATACATCATTTTGGAGGGAACGCAAGGGCTTCTTTTTTCGCGCTTCTAGCATTTTGGCTTTCCAAATGGGGTCCGCCCAAAGCGCTTTTGCTGCCGCAGCTTTTGCTGCTTTGACTTCTGCGCGGTTAGCAATTTCTTGGTTGTTAGCTGTTTGTTTAGCGGCGTATTCTGGATCAGCCCATTGTGCTTTTGCTTGCGCACTTGTTTTGGCTTTAGACGCTTTTGTATTGCGCCCGCGCTTGATACCTTCTTCACGTTTGCTGCGTGTTGTAGGGTCTGTCCATGTTACCGCGCTGTTCTCCGCCTTGAGTGCGCGTGCCTCGGGCGTGCCTTGTGCTGCCTTTTGTGCTGCGACGACTTTGGCTCGGTACTCTGGGCGTTGCCATTTATCTAAGGACTCCTCCCTCAAATGTTGTTTTTCAGCTTTAGATCGCACAGACCCACTCGCACCTTCTCCTCCATCTGTGAGGTTAAACAAAGTCCCTGTTTTTAAGTTTCGGCGACCGTACAGTGCAATCAGCTCAACTTCTTTAGCAAACGCTTCTTCCTCAGACTCTGTTTCAAACACGCGCTCGCATGTTGCTACAAGGCTTCGTTGCTTCAAATGCGAAATGAAGTCTTGGAATGGTTTGTTGTGGGACCCTCTGGACCAATGGGAAATGTCCCTGTCGCCAGTACCCTTACCAACATACACGGGTTGGTCTTTTTTTAACGGGCGTGGGTCGCGGTACACATACACATAAAACATAAAAGCTCCTTTGGTTGATACCCCAACTATACACCAATGGATGGCGATTTACAAATAATTTTCTAAATACTTTTCGAAAAATAGTTTTGATACAGGTAATGTGCTGCGCCAAAAAAAAAAAGGGCCCCGAAGGGCCCTTTTTTTGGTACTTTGGTTTCTTTTTAGAAAGAACCAGAAGAACCCCAAACACCCAGAGGGTCAGAATAGCCAAAGCTATAACGTTCGCGGGATTTGTAACGTACGTTGCCTGTATCGAAGTCACCGTCCATTGAGTTTTGGAGGGCGATACGCTCGAAGTGTTTCAAACCGTTAGGCACGTCGGTAATCAAGAACCAAGCATTGACGTCGGTCAAGAAATGGTTAACGGTGTAGCCTTCTGGGATGGCGCCGTTGTTCTTGATCGCGTTGATGTCGTTGTTGTTTGTACCAACACGCAATTCTGTTTCGAGCAAGCGAGTTGCAACGAACATCAATGATGGAGGAACAACCAATTTCTTGGGTTTGGCAGCGATCAAAAGACCGCGTTCGTCTGTCCAAGCTGCGATTTGAATAACGGCGGCTTCCAAAGAAGTCTCGTTCAAGTCGGCTTGAGTTGCAGGCGTATTGCTGTTGGTACCGCCGGAGACCAAGGGGTGTGCTGTAGAGAACAATTGCACGCCATCGCCACCAACGTAGCTGGAGCTAAAGCCGTTGTTCAAAACAGAAGCTGCCTTGACTTGTTTGGTGTACGCCATTGCGCGAGCCAAGCCTTTGGTGTAGCGAGCAGACAAGCTGTCGTACAAGTTGTCTTCGATTGCCTCTTCGGTAATCGAGAAACCCAAAGCGATGGTTTCGTGGTTGTAGCGTGCGGTCCATGCTTCTTGAGCGTTGTCATACGCGATGGCGGAGCCTTCGTTTTTGACTGGAGCAGCGGAGAAACCAGACAATTTGGTTTCTTCTTCGAAGCTACGTTCCGAAGTTTCGGTTTCGTAGATTTCTTTGTGCTCTTCGCCGTAGCGAGCATATTCCAAACCGAACAATGCGTTCAGGCCGGGGAGCAATTCTTTTAACAGTTGTGCGCGTGAAACAGCCATGATTTACTCCTTAGGCACCAGTTTGGTCGTTGTATTGAGCTGTGTTCAGCTTGACGACAAACTCGTAGTAGGTCGTGGCTGTAGCAGTGCGGACGCCAGTTGCGGATGCGGTAATCACATCAACAACGCGCAGGGGGAGGGTGTTGGTAGTGGTGGCCGAAGAACCATCAATACCGTAGGCGGAATCACCAGTGGAGGTGCTACCGACGTTTGCCACCAAAGCCACGTTCTTGCCAACAATCGTGCGTGCGTAAGCAGCAGGAGTGGTAGAACCGGCAGTTGTAGCTGCGACTTGGAACACGGCGTTAGGATCATCCACAACGTAGGCATATGCCAAGTTGGTGGTTGTAGACGCGGCTGCTGGGTAGTATTGACCTTGAACGGTCTGACCCAACGAGTTCACGTACTGGCAACCGACGACGACACCAAGGATGTCACCAGAGTTGGTTGTAGTTGCTGCCACGAGGTAGCCGCCGCTTTCTTTCACGGTGTCACCGTTCAAGATTGCAGTAGCGTAGCCTGCGGCCACGGGGATTTGACGGATCGCTCCGGCATATGGCATCCCATCCAAACGCTGGAGGGGCTTGAAGCCATAGGTGCTGCTAACGGTAGGGTATGCCATTTAAGGACTCCTTGTTACTTTGAACCTGAACCAAACCCAACACCGCGAGTCGTTGAAGATTTTTTCTCCGCAAACAACGTCGCCATGCGTGGGTCACTATTTCTCATGAAGTGGTTGTCCACTGAGTCCATCTGGTTTTGAGCTTGGTTGGCGTAGTACTCGTTGCGAGCTTCGATTTTTTCCCTTGCAGCTTTGCAAAGCATCAAACCGCCGATTTCAACGTTTCCTGACGCATCTCCCACAAGCATCAACTCCGGATGGTCAACTGCCTTCACTGGCACCCAACCTTCGCCCATCTTCATTGAGATGTTGCGTTGCTGGTGCTGTCCCATCACATGGGTGGCAACCCAGCGATAGACATAACCCGGCTCAGGTGTCGGATCAGGCAAGTTTGAGGGCGGCACATAGACTGCCCGAGCTGATTTTTCGCGTGACACTAAATCACGAGGTGTGCGGTTTGTCGTGGTCATTTCAATTCTCCAATTTAGCTACTTGAGCAGCGTATTGCTGCGGGGTCAATCCAAAACGTTTTGCAAGCGCGATTTGCGTGTGCGTGAGTTGGACTTTCTTCGCTCCAGAAGTCCTTGTCGCTGGTGCAACAACGGACGCCGGTTTTTTCGGAGTCTCGACAGTAGACCTTGACTTACCATCGTCGCCCCCGAAAACTTCGGGAAACTTCGATTTCACGCGAGCGTCAATTTGCTCGAAATACTCGTCGGAACGGGGGTCCATTCCTGAGTTCACTAATTTTTGATGCAGCCCTAGTGCAAAGCTGGTTACTTCTTCAAACCCGTTAGAACCGAACCACTGGTTTTTTGCCTGCCAGCGCAGCGTTTTTTCGTCCGGTTGAACCTTTTGGGGTTCTGTATAACGCGTTTGTACATCAAAATTTTCTTCTTGTAAAGGGGTTGGGCGAAAATTTTTCGCTTTTTCCACTTCAATGCGTGCTTCCATCAAGGCTTCTTGCGCCGTAATGATGGCTTCAGTGTCAAACGCTTCGGTGGCTTCTTTGAGTGCCTTGCGTGCCATGAGCATCTTTTGCTCGGCAGCAGTAGTGGCCATCTTGCCCACCGTTTCCGCGCCTGTGTTGACGTGGGTCTTGAGCTTTTTGTTCTCTTCAATCAACTGGCGAGTAAAGTTTTCAAGCTCTTGTTTCTCACGCGCAAGGGCTTCTTTGGCGCGACGTTCGTCGTGGCGTGCGTGCGTCAAGTCCTTGATGCGACTCTGCACTTTGTCCGAGTACGAATTGATCTCGTCATCGGTGGGGTCAGCCACTTCTTTGTCCAATGGCTTGCGGCCACGGTCTTGTGGGGGCGTATCGTCTACAGCCTCCACTTCAACGTCGGTGTCACCGGGCATGGTGACTTCGATCTCTTCTTCTGGCGCGGTGGTGCCCACCTCGTCAGGGAATTTATATCCTGCCATTTTTCACTCCTTATGCGCGTGTAATGCCACGCGGGTCGTCTACCACACAATCCACCTGATCGTCATTAATCACGCGGAACTCTTTGCCAAAAATCTTCACTCGCGTACCTGAATAAGTACGAACCAGCACAAAATCACCGGCCTTGCACCAAGGTCCTGTGGGGAAACGCTCTTTGTCAAGATAGGCCGCATCGCCCAGCTTCAACACAAACAAGATGGTTGTCGCTTGCTCTTCCTGCTTCATGTACTCCGTCGGACGGTACAGCTCCGAGCCTTCGATTTTTTCGCTGACATCCGGAACCATGCACAAGATTTTGTGACCAGCGGGGGTCGGCAAAACCGAGGCTTTTTGTTCGTTTGACTCGTCGTCCTTTGGCGCATCCATTGGCTGGATTTGTTTGGGCAACGTCAGGCCGGGCGGCAGGATGATTCCTGATTCACTTGTCATTTGCTTTCTCCACTTTTAGTGCAAGGTCGATGATGTAAGCTTCTGCGATGCCAAGACCTTGGATCACACCACAGAGTTTTTGGTACTGGTCGTACGATTTGCAGATGCCATTTGCCATGTCATCTGTGTAGTTATTCATGTCCTTGCGTATTTCTTCGCGCAATACGCGAGCGAATTCTTGGATCATTCGTTCTCCTGTTTGGGTTTTTGTGTGGCTTGTTCAGCCTGTTTGCGCATCAACTCGGCCTTCATCGCCGCAACTTCTTTGGCATGGTCAAGCTTTTGTTGATGTGTTTGCTGGGCGTGCATCACGTCTTGGGCGTGAAGCTGCGCGGCCATTTGGTTCTTCGCGTGTGCACCCGCCAGTTCATGGTGGGCACGTTGTTGTGCAAACGCCATCTCGTGCGCGTTGCGCAGGGCGTCTAGTTGTGGGTTTTGGCCTTGCTGGGCGATGTGCATCTTGTCTGCTTTTTCGGCAGCGTCGATTTGAATCTTCTTCTCTTGCAGGTGCAACTGGTCGGCCTTGTACGCGGAGTCCACTTGCAAACGCTTTTCTTTCTCGGCCATCTCCATTTGAAGCTTTTGCTGTTTGAGCTGGAGTTCGCCTTGTTTGATTTGCAGCTCTTGCTGTTGCATCTGCAACACAGGGTCTTGGGCTTGTTGCTGGGCTTGGGCTTGTGCGGCTTGAGCTTGGTTTTGTTGCAGCAACTGGTTGGCCGCTTGCGCCATCATGCCCGACAGCGCCACTTCCATTTCTGGCGGCAACTTCTCGTCTTCGGGAGGCAGGGGCATTCCGAGCTGCTGCTCGATCTGCTGGCGGTACTGGTAGCCGGTGTGCTCCGCAATGTGCGCCATCATCTCGCCCATCATCTGCTGCGCCTTGGGGTTTTGGCCAACCAACTGCTGGATCATGGGGTCTTGGATGAACGCCATGTGGGTGGCGATGTGCGACTTGTGGTCTTGGAACAGGAACGCTTTGACCGGTGAGCATTTCAGCACGGACATGTTCTCTGTCACAGGGTCTTGAGGCTTCATGTCCTCTTCGAGCGGCACGAGCTTTTCGGCGTTCTTGATGCCCAACACCTCCAGCATGGAGCGATGCAGGTGCGGCAAGTCGTAGATGTCGGGAGCCATCTGTGCCATCTGGATGACGGCTTGGTACTGCACCACGCGCTGACTCATGGTCGCGGCGTTGGGGTCGCTCACGGGGATGATGTCAACCTTGGAGTAGTCTGACTTCTTGGCCGACTTGTCGCCGTACTCGGGGTCGTAGTCGTAGTCTTCTGGGCTGTTGTCGCGGATGATCTCTGCGAGCAGCTTCAACTCTTTCTTGAAGGTATAGTGCATCCGCGCTTGGATGGCGGTCATCACTTTCAACTGGCGCTCCAGCAGCGCGAGAGTTGTGCCCACCGGCGCTTGGCTTGACATGTCGCTGATCTGCATGTCCGCTGTCGCGGCAAAACGACGGCCTTCATCAACGATCTTGTCCAGCAGATTTGCTAGCACCGCCGAGGGTTCCTTGTAGGGCAGCGGCAAGATGCTGTCGCGCATCGCGCCCGAACCCACGTCCACATCGCGCCACTCGCCGGGAGCTATCGGTGTGTCATCACCCTTAATGCGAAGTCCACGAGACTTGAGGCCCCCGGGGAGGTTCGATAGTGTTCCCGCATCCACCAACTGGCGCATGATGCTTGTGGCTGACTTGGCGAAGCCGCCGATGAGGTGGAAGAGTCCAAAGCCGTAGGCTCCGAAGCCGGGGATGTATTGGTAGTGGACGAAGTATTGTCGCTTGAGGCGGTGTTCATCATCTTCTTTCCAGTTGCGGCGAATTGACAGAACTTGGTTGGTGCCTTTGATTAGGGTAACTACGTATGGCAATGCGATGCCAGTTTCGTTGCCGTCACCATCGGTGTCCTCAAACCCTTCCAAGTCCAAGTCCACCAAGCACTCATAGAGTGTATAACGTGCGTCATCGTTGGCGCTGAACCCGGTTTCTTTGTCCTTGGCTTTTTGAATGTCGGTCTGGGTTTTGTCTGGGTCGCCCAGCTCCACGTCTTTGTAGAACCCAGCGTGCTGCATCTTCAAGATTTCATTCTTGGTCTTGCGCATGGTGTGGGTCATGCGGTAGCAAGTGTCCAAGTCGGTGGTGCCGTAGGGCAACAGCACATCTTCCGCCGGCACGAACATGGAGACCTGACGTCCCAAGCTGCCGTCTTCGTAGACCTTCTTGAACGCCGAGCCAGAGCCGGGCAAGCTCCACAACATGCGCTCGTGCTCCGATCGGAACTCGGTCATCACTTCGGTCAACTCGTAGTTCATGTCTTCTTCGACACGAATGGCGGCTTCCTTGATTTGAGGCGTTTCTTTGCCGATGATCTTGGTGCGCACTGGGCCTTGGGCTGGGAACGTCTCCGTAATCATCTCTGACTGGAAGCGCACCACGGCCTCTGTAATCATGGGGTGGAAGACGCCGCACGCGCCGTTCCAAGGTTCTGTGCGCTCTTCGTACTGGAGGCCTAAGAGCTTGATGCCCTCGACGTAGGCTTTCTCCCAGTCTTTGCGGGATGCGCGGTCGCCTTCAATGTCTTCCACCAGATCGCCGGCCAAGGACAACAAATAGCCCTCGTCCATCTCTTCGGCCAAGTTGCGGCTGAAATCATCTTCGCCGCCGGGCTTAATGGAGATGTCCGTGTCGCCTGCGTGGATGTCCACTTCTTCGGGGTCGATGATCTCGATCTCGATGGGTTCTTCATTTTGAGCCAAGTCTTCGATGCCCTGCGGAGCTTGGTATAAGCCTTTGTCGATTGCCATGATCTTAAATCTTTCTTAGTAATACGCTGCTTTGCGACGGAAGTAAAGAGGTTCGTCCTTCTCGTCAGAGTCCAGCGCAATGAACCCACCTTGGCGAAAACGCATCAATGCCTGCGATGTAGTATCCACGTAGTCGTCGTTTTCTCCGTTGGGGAATGACGCCACCTCTTCAATCACCTCGCGTGCCCAGCGTGTGTCTGGTGCCCAGACCATGCCCGAGGCGAACAAGTCCGAGACCGCATTCAATCGTACCACCTTGTCATTGCCACGACTAGGGTTGGTCTCGTCCACGGGGATGCCCATGTTGCGCAGCTCTTGTATTAGTGGAGCGCCAGCGGCCTTCTTCTCCACGATGAACGCATCGGGCTGCCACTGCTTGTAGTGTTTGAGCGCGGTCTGCTTTAGCTCGGGGAAGGCCATACGTGCTTTGAAGGCGTCGAGCAAGATGATCTGCGCCTTGTTGTTTTCTTCCTCGTTGTACCAGACGCCCCACGTTGTGCAGGCGGAATAGTCGGCGCTGGTCTTTGTCTCGAACGCCGTGTCCCATGACTGGATGATGTAGTCGCAGCGAGGTGGGTCGTCTTGTGGCCAGATGCGCCAGCTCTTTCTTGAGATGATCGCCGCCGCGTCGGAGGTGGGCTGCTGCATGTACTGGGCGTTCCAGAACTTGGGATCCAAGTTGGCGCGTTTGGCTTTCAACTGCTCCAGCGGCCACTGCTCTGGCCAGAGTGACTTCTCCACGGTCTCGCCCGTCTCCGGGTCTTCGGACTCAAGGATGGCCGGCAGCTCCACGATCTCCCACTGGTCAGCGTCTGGGTTGCGCGTTTGGTAGTCAATGAGTCGGCCAGTAAGGTCGATCAAACTCCAGCGCGTCATGATGACAATGATCGCCCCGTTAGGCATCAAGCGCTGCAACGGCCCAGTTTGGAACCAGTTCCACGCCGTATCAAAGGCCAAGCGGCTGTTGATCTTCACGTCCTGTTCAGAATGAGGATCGTCAATAACGAACAAATCAGCACCGCGCCCAGCAAGAGCGCCGCCCACACCAGCAGCATAGTACTGGCCACCAGCAGCGGTGCTCCACTTGCCAGCTGCCTTTTGGTCGTCGGCCACCAACGTCTTGGGGAACAGTTCGCGGTACTCATCTGAGTCGATCAAGTTGCGGATGCGCCGCCCAAAGTCTTCGGACAGACCCGCAGTGTGCGTGCCCATGATGATCTTCTTCTCCGGGTACTTGCCTAAAAAATAAGCAGGGAACAGGTAGGAGCTGAACTCGGACTTGCCCATCCGTGGCGCGATGTTGATGATGACGCGCTTCTTGCGCCCCTCGATCACGTCGGTAAATATGCCTGCTAATTTCTTATGGTGCGGCCCAATCTTAAATCCCGGGTACACATGTTTGGCAAAGTCCAACATGCCAAGTCTAGCGTTTGACAGAGACATACGCCGCTCACGCTCTTCCAACATCTCCAACAACTCAAGCTTCTCCGCGCCCGACATCTTGGGCAGCGCGAACTGGAGGGTCTTGATCTCGACCTCAGTCAGATTCAGGTCGTTGAGTTTCATTGTCTATGGTAGTTGGTGAGCGCTCACTAACATCGGTTACATTGGCGTCGATGACGCCCATGAACTTGGCCAGCTTGTCTTTGATCTTCTTGTCGATCTCGGCGTCGGGCAACTCGGTCTTCTTGACCTCGATGCGTTCGGTGAACAGTCCCACCTCCGTGACCTTGCCCAGCATGTCAAGCGCCTTCAAGCGGATGCGTGCGTCGGGGTGATTGGTCTCTTCCAAGATTTTGGCCACGGCCATGCCGCGCAACTCTTTGGCCATCTCCACGAACTCCCAGTCGTAGGCGGACAGCATTGTGACTAGATGGCGTACAGCCTCTGGCGTCTTGAGTTGGGTGAGTTGGGTTTTGGCTTCTGCTGCCGGCGCGGTACCGGCCAGCACACTGAACACTTTACGGGCGGCGTTGGCGTCGGCTTCTTTGAGCGTGGCGTTGTCGTCCACGATGCCTAGGCGTTCGAGCCACTCGGTTGTCTTGACTTGTGCGTTGAGCGTTTCATCCGGCTCTGCCCTATCCAAAGGCATGGTGCCCCGCGCCGCGTGCGCAGCCACAGGTGGGATGAAGTCAATCAGGTGTTCTAGCATTTGGTCCTTGCGGGTTGCATTCCCGTTGGCGCAAGTGTACACTCACTTTTGCAGTGGCGCAATCCATTGCTTGTCTCCTAGTTGGGGTAAAACCCTTGACGCCCCCGGTAGAAATATCGGGGGCTTTTTTCTTGGAGAGGTTGTTGGTGGGGATGGCAGGAGTCGAACCTACTAAACCGAAGTAACAGATTTACAGTCTGCCGCGCCTCACCATCTGCGCCGCATCCCCGTTGCAGGGATGCTCAGTATCGAAATTTGGTCTGTGCGGCTGGATTCGAACCAGCGACCCCTCGTTTCCAAAACGAGAACGCTACCACTGCGCTACGCACAGAGATCTTGGGTTCCGGTTGGATTGGGGTTTTCATGATGTTGCGGATTGTAAACTTATTTTGGCGTGTTGGATACTTAAAAGTTGTTGGTGGCTTGAATCCATCTCAAGCTCGTCCCAGTTAAGGGTGAGATATACATTCACCAACACGACTGAGGACTGGATGTATCTCAACGACTGCCGTTTGCAAACTAAGGGCATCACCCCTTCGGTGTCGCAGGCAATCCTCATGCGTCTTGGTTGTTGGTGTCTGAGATTTGCACCCAGTTGCCTACCCTTGTCAGGTTGTGCTTCGCTAGAGCACCCCCACCAACAGATGTAGTGTACACCGTTTGACAGGAGTTACTTGGATTTTTTATAAAAATTTTGGGGGTAGGGTTATTAGACAAAAAGTTATAAAAATCTACAAAGGGGTTACGGAACAGTGTTCAGTGCGTCATGGTCGGCATGGTCAAAAAGGGGGTTGTGGGGGTACGGTGGGGTTTGGCTACTGGGAAACGGCGCGGCGGCGCGGCACGGCAAACAGGGGTTCCAGATAATAGAGTTAGGCAATGAATAGTTCAAAGCCACAAACCCGAAAGGTATACAACATGACTACTCTCAACACTCTCATCTCCACTCTGCTCAAAACAGATGACAAGCAACAACTCACCGTGAATGAAATTGCAAAGCAAGCCGCGCTCATCACGTTTGACGAATACCGCGCCATTGTCGTGGCCGCTGTAGCCAAGCACTACAGCGTGCAACCGCATGAGTCCAAGCAAGGCGGCAAACTCACGTTCGCAAAGGACACCGCGCCCGAGCAAAAAATGTCACGCTTACTCAAGTTGCACCCCGAACGCGCTCAAGGCAAAGCACCAACCAAGGCCAACAAGGTAGCCGCGCCCAAGGCGTTAGTGTCGAGCGTGACCAAAGAAGTTATCGCGGCAGGCTTGACCAAGGCCGAATTCAACGCCTTTATCGTGGCGCTGAAGGCTTCGGTGTCATTTGCTTGATTGGGGGTCACGCTGACCCCGAAAACGTGGCGGCGCGGGGATGTGAGGCCGCGCCGCTGTTCCAAAACGTGTCAAGTTCAAAGGTAAACCATGCACCACTGCACAAAATGCGGCGATGACGTGCGCCCTCAACGCTGGGCGTTGGGCTTCAAACTCTGCCTATCCTGCGGCGAAACCCACGCGCAACAACGCCGCCACACTGTTGTTCCCCTGAACAAATCAAACTACATCATGGTGACTGACCGTGCCATGCTCTCTCAACTCAACCCCAAACGTACAACCTGAAAGGTACATCATGCGTAACACCACACAACCCACAATCGAACACATGGGCACGTTCACCTTCCCTATCCACGGCGAATACAACGTCATGTACTACTACCCCAAAGGCAAAGCACAACCCGACTTCTTTCTTGTCAACGTCTACCGCAAGAACAGTTCACGCGGCCTATGCTTGAGTGGTGAAGCCGCCTTCGAAGCATGGCTAGAGCAGATGCAAGCTCCCATTCAAATGAAGCTGTGCTAATTGGGGGTCAACCTGACCCCGAGAGTTGCGAATGGGATAAATTGGGTTAAGAATACTTTTTTGTTCGTCTCCCTAATTTATCCTGTTCGGACACGCATCGGACACGCGCCACCCCGCATGAAACCTAGCGGTATCCAAGATGTCTAATATATATATATACTTTTACTCTTTTATATATATAGGTCTTAATTTATATAGGTATAGGGATAAATGTATGAGTACTCCCTTACTTTGCTTTGGTTATTATTCTCCTTCTTATCCTTCTTACACTTTTTTTTAAGTAAGGGTGTGTGTATATTCCCGCAATTTTGAGGGTAGTTTTTCGGTGCTTTGCGCGGCCACCCCGCATGAACACTGGGTTTTTTAGTGGCGAGACTAGGCCATTACAGAATAAATTAAGGATACTAAATACCAAAGTGTTACACAGCGATTGTAATTAATCCAACCAGTGCCTAGAAAACCAAACCCTGCTACACTACGCATCTTTTCAACTAACAGGATTAATCATGGAATCCATTGACTACAGGCAAACACCGACCCAAATAAAAGCCGCGCTAAAACGCAAGGTAAGAGACGGCACGATAGACAACGAAGAAGCTGCCACCACATTGGAAGGCTGGGAAAAGCTCAAGCGCAAGATCAAATCCGACAACGCACGCAAGCAAGCCAACGCCCGATTGTGGAAAGAACTACTCACGCCCTTGCGTGCCGAAATAAAAAACGTACACGCTTTGTTGCGCTACTCGGGCGGCGAAGCACGACAGTTCGCATTGGAGTTACTGCTCGAAGCGCTGACTCGGGTGCTAGGCAAGATGGAGTTAGACGCAAGAGCCGCCGCCTTGTCGCCCATGCAGAAGGCCAAGGCTAAGGGCGTACCCAACAAAGGCTTACACTGGTCGGATTGGGTAGGGCGCAATATGCGCGAGTCCGTAGAAGCCGCGTTCGATGCAATACCCAAGGCAGGGCGCAAGGTGAAGATGCCATTCGAGCGCGTACTACCCGTGGATATAGCCGCGAGACAACGCCAACGCTTGGCCGACCGCACGAATAAAGAACTGTTAGTAGCCAAGCTCAACTACGAAGCGTCAAAGAACACACTCGGGGAACGCTTGCCCTTTGAGGAACAGAAGACCCAACGCCTGCGCGAGAAGGTGCAGAAGATCAAGCAAGCCCTAACCTACATCGAGAACCTTGGGACTAAAGACGTTGTGCCGATGACGTGGCATGGCTTCTTTGAAGGTGAAGACGATTAACGGGTGTCAATTTTTAGGGGTCACGTTGACCCCGAATCGGGGAGCGCATGGTTTAGCCGCGCCGCGCTCCCTGCCTGTACTAGCTGGCCGAAAGGGAATTGTATGAATGAGAAACCGCCTATTGAGTACCGCGTGTACACGCAAGACGGTGAGTTGTTGCTGTTGACTAGCAAATACCGCATAGCCCACGACTACGCGCTTGGATATAAAACACGAACAGGCGAGAGCCTAGTTGTAAAAACTAAAAGAAAGGAGAACTGAAATGAAAACAAGTGAACTGACAAACGCGAAGCTGTGCCTTACTTGGAGTGACGGCAGAACAGAATCCCTTTGGAGCAACTTGCCCGAGTATCTGCGCGAGGAGATAAGTGCTTACCTGCATGAGTTGGAAGAACACATGGCAGAAGTGGGCGAGGAATACAACTTCACAACAGACACAGGAGAACTGAAATGCTAGGAATAAAAAGCAAGGTATACATCCTTTATTTTTGGGATGTGAACCAGTACCCGACCTTCCGTTCGGCTTCATGCAACGGAGCACTGCGCGAGTTCTACATTGACCCCGAGGATGCTATCAACTTGACCGAAGGGGCAGGCTATGAAGCTGTACGCGCCATTGAAGCTGGCGCACGACTGGTGGATGGTAAGGCGCAGTTGTGCTTTGTACTCACCACCGAATTTGGCAACGTAATAGACGCATTAAAGGTATGAACATGGAAAACTTCTTTGAGAAATTTCTCGAGCGCCAACTGCGCCGCCTCATCAAGTGCATCACCAAGCTAGAGGCCGAAGGCTTGACTACCACTAGGTACACAGACGCAGGTATCAACCCTAACTCGGGCAATGTGTATGTGTATGACGAAGGATGGAGCGCGTGTATCTTCATTGGTAGCGAAGGCTCAGAACCTACGTGGTGCTACTCATGCCCCGAGTGTGGAGAAGAACATATGTTCGACACGCATAAAGAAGCGCAGGAGTACGTGCAGACCTACGACCACCAATGCGAATCGTGTAGCCCAAAAGAAAGAGAGGAGATCACAGAGTGACGGGTGTCAGTCCCTTACTGACGTGTTTTTAGGGGTCAAGCTGACCCCGAATGTTTTTCATCAACTAGGAGAATTCAAATGAAACTTTATTTCGCAACATTTCAAACTCAAGACAGCGACAACAAACCAAGCATGAGATCGCACACGGTGCTTATCGCAGAGCAAGTCGAGGTCAGATCAGGCGGTGTGCGCCGCAAAATCTATGCAGGTTTGACGGTTAAACATAGCGCGTTAAAAATACTTCCCTCACTGTTCACAAATCGAGCCAAACGATACGACATCGATGACTTGTATGTAATGCACGTAAATTCAGAAGACAATCCTGAAACATACATTGGGAACCATTACGGTTACCAAGCCACCCTCAACTTGCAAGTCACCGAACTGACGCCCATTCAAATGCGTTGGCTTAGTGACCCCGAGCAAGGTTTGGGAGTCAAGATCAAGTTGTTTGATCGTATGTATATGAACACCACTGGCCCTGTGGACACATTCATAGCCCGTATCACGCGGCAGATGAAAAAGCGCCTCGACAAACCACGCCCATATGCAATGTACAGAGGCACCATGAGCTACTCTGCGGCGGACTACAAGCACAGACAAGCTGTCACAGCCGCGTGTCACAACGCGATCAAGCAAGCCGTTGCAGACGATGACGTATCTGTGTTTGACGACTGGATACACGAGCACTACGAAAACATAAATGTGCAGGGCGGACTATCCAATTGGTTTGACCGTGTTAAAGACTTCTTAGACGATAAGGGTTTGTACACCGACCTGCAAGTCTGTGACTGCGGCCACATGGAGTACACAGGCGAGACGCATGATGTGCGTGACGATACGTGGTGCGATGCGTGCTTCCGTGATGATGCTGTATTCGTAGAGGATAGAAACGAGTATTGGTCGCGTGACGATGCGTACTGGAGCGACAACCACGATGCGTATTATTCCTATGACCGTGACTCTGACGAGGCTGACGAAGACGAAGCTGATGGCGACCCTAGCGCACTCATGGACTACTCGACCAACGTGCTCGACCACCTGAACCGAGACACATCGTTCACGCCAACACCTTACAGCGACTTGCTCATGGGCATCGAGTTGGAGATTGGCGTAGGGGATGACAACTACAAGCGCGATGCGGTATCCAAGATTCGCTCTGCCTTGGGTGAGGACTATGTGGTGTGTAAGTATGACGGCTCCTTGCCTGACGATGGCCTAGAGATCGTGACTGCACCGCGCCGACTGGCTCATCACATCAAGCAGTTCAGGGACTGGGTTGTGCCTCAAGGGTTTCGGGCATGGGATGCCAAGCGTTGCGGTATGCACATCCACATTGACTCGCGTGGCTTCTCCAAGCTGACGCTCGGTAAGTTTTTCATGTTCATCAACGCCGAGGCAAACGCAGACTTTGTGCGCCAGATCGCAGGTCGTCATCCAAACCGTGACAACCAAGCGCGTGAGTATTGTGCCGCCGAACATCAAGACATCCTCACCAACCCGAGCAAGGCGTTGAAGGGTAAGTCAGATCAACGCTACCGCATGATTAACACAAACAACCTGACGAGTCGTGAGTGCAACCGACTAGGTCTCAAGGACACCTACAACCGCCGTGGCTACGACACTATCGAGCTTCGTATCTTCAGGGCTTCGCTCAAGAAAGAACGCTTGCTTGCACAGATCGAGTGGACTCATGCGGTCGTGATGTTCTGTCGCACAGCATCGTGGCGTGACTTGAACGGTGAAGCGTTTGTTGCATGGCTCAAGACTACCAACAATGCGTACTCGAACCTTGCCAAATGGTATGGCTTGAGCAAGCGCGTCAAGGAAGCAACAGCCAAAACCTGCGAAGACGTAACCCCTGCGCCCGAGCCTGTGACTACCGAGTCGCGTGATGTGCAACGTGCCCAACGGGGGTCGCTTTGACTTAGGTCGTTTTGACTTAGGTCGTTTTGACCACAATTCATTCACCTACACAGTATCGCGTGACGCCAACGGCCAGCTTTACTACAGCTATCCCACCTCTTTCAACCCAAACTACTTCTAACTAGGAAAATCATCATGTGTTTAATCATCTCTGGTCAATCAAACAAAATCCGTTCAACTTTGCTGGACACTCACGGCTTGCTTGCGGATATCTACTCCTCCAACCCTGACGGTATCGGCATCATGTACGGCACATCCAAGGGTCTCAAGGTCAACAAGTTCTTACCCAAGAACCTTGGCGAGGCACGCAACATGATCGAGCGTATGCCGCAAGACGACCGCGATCTGGCGATTCACTTCCGCTGGACTACACACGGCCACACCGACCTGAGCAACTGCCATCCCTATGACGTAGTGCCGGGCTTCATTGCAATGATGCACAACGGCGTACTGCACACAGGTAACGCGGCAGACACGGCGCGTAGCGATACGTATCACTTCATCAAGGACTACCTGCATGACACCGTGGGGAAGTATCCCGACATCGTGTACGACAAAGGCTTCTTGACAATGGTGGCCGAGTTCATTGGCGACAATCGCTTTGTGTTCATGAATGGCGAGGGGCGCATCAGCCACGTCAACTATGACCAAGGCATTGAGCATGACGGTATGTGGTTCAGCAATACCTACGCATGGAAGCCAAGCAAACTCATCCCCAACTACTACAAGTCAACCAAGCGTGCGTGGCATGGCCATCTCACCAATGGCTACGAGATGTGGGATGAGGATGAGGAGATCATCGGCTCATGGTCTAGTGCTGGCACCGAGTTCAAATCGACCAAGGGCATCCACGCTATGACTGACAACGAGTTCGCAACGCAAGAAGCAAAGACGAATGTGCCTTCCGCATACGAGCTTGGTGACGCGCTGATGCAGGCAGATGCAGAGATGCTGGCGTACTACTTCGATGAGATGCCTATAACTTGTATCAACCTGATTATGGGTACGTTCGAGGCCACGTTGACAACACACAACTCAACAAATGACTTCGAGGCCGAGGTGATCGCGGCGTGTCTGGACAACGACATAGCCACCATGCACGACTTCGTGCGTAACGACCCCGAGACTGTTGCGGAAGTCATGTGTTGGCATCTGAACTGGGCGTACCAACCGTTGAAAGTACCCGCGCTCGTTTGACGGGTGTCAATCTTTGGGGGTCAACGCGACCCCCAATCTAAAAGCGTGGAGCGAAAGCAACCACTAACTTATCCACCCCTTGTCCATCGGTTGACAACCTCAGCCGATTCGGATATATTTCCCAAACCTTAACTAGGAGAAAGCAATGCCTGATCTACAAACTGCACTGAGCACCGCACTACTCAATCGCGGATTCGAAAAAAACCTTGCCGTCACACTCAAGCAGTGGGAAGACGAGGACAACAAAACGCTTCAATCAACCCAACCTCAATCGAAAGACACTATGCAAACAACTGAAACCATCACCACCAAACAATCCCACCGCTTCCAAGAAAAGAACGGCGTGACCCGCGCTACCTTCGAGTTCGTTCGAGACAATCCCGGAATGAAGGGCAAAGACATTGTGGAAGCACTGCTCAAGCGCGGGTACAAAACCAACTCCACCGACTCGCTGATCTATCAAATGTTGCGCGTGGGGCTGATGACGCGAGATGTGCATGGTGGCTTTCATGCAGTGGGTTCAGAGTACAAGACGTACAGCCTTGCCAAGAAGATTAAAGGCGTGAAAGCGGTCAAAGCTATCAAGAAGACCGCAAAGAAATCAGCAGGCATTGCCGCGTTGACTGTCGATACTGGCGCGAAGCAAGAGGCGCAGGCTCCTGTGTCGATCGTGCTTACTCGTAACTGGACAGCCGAGGGTGTGGTGAATAAGTTGACTGTCGTGCAAGCGCGTCAGTTGTTCGACTTGCTCAAAGAAATTTTTAAGGGTTGAGATGAAACAAGTAATTCACGATGAGGGTGCACGCCCAATCAAAATTTGGACTGACGAAGTTGAGGCCAGCGCCTTGACCCAACTCAAGAACCTATCGCGCCTGCCATTCATTGCATCAAACGGGGTGTCGTGTATGCCCGATGTTCATGCAGGGATTGGCTCGACCGTAGGCACTGTGATCGCTACCGAGAAGGCCGTCATCCCCGCCGCTGTGGGTGTTGACATTGGCTGTGGCATGAACGCGGTGCGGCTGTCATTGAAGGCCAGCGACCTGCCTGACAACTTGAAACCCCTGCGCGATGAGATCGAGAAGCGCGTGCCGCTGGGCAAGGGCGGTGGGCATGACCATATGCGCGAGGTGGAGTTGGAAGGTTTGAACAGTCAGCACAACCTTGGCAAACTTTGGAAAACAATCATCAAGCCGTTGTACAAAGGCGACTTGGCGAAGTTCGAAGAGAAGGCCGCAAGCCAACTCGGTACGCTGGGCAGTGGCAACCACTTCATTGAGATTTGCATTGACGAGAACCAAGATGTGTGGATCATGCTGCACTCAGGCTCTCGCGGCATTGGCAACATGATTGGTACGCACTACATCGGGCTGGCCAAGCGCGACATGGAGAAGTTTTTTGTGTCCCTGCCTGACGACAACCTTGCGTACTTCCCCGAAGACACCGAGAACTTTGATGACTACATGGCCGCTGTGGGCTGGGCGCAGAACTACGCGCTTGAGAACCGCAAGATCATGATGTCTGAAGTTTTGATGGCCATGCGCCTGATGATTCCCGTTGAGTTTCACATTACACAGGAGGCAATCAACTGCCACCACAACTATGTCGAAAAAGAAAATCACTTTGGACGAAATATGTGGGTTACTCGCAAGGGAGCCATTCGCGCACGAGAAGGCGATCTGGGAATTATTCCGGGCAGCATGGGACAACGCAGCTACATCGTCCGAGGAAAGGGAGACCTTCAGTCTTACTGCTCTTGCTCACATGGCGCAGGTCGCAGCATGTCGCGTGCCGAAGCGAAACGCCGGTTCAGCCTCAGTGATTTGGTGGAGCAAACAATGGGAGTTGAATGCCGCAAAGACGAAGGAGTCATTGACGAAATCCCAGCCAGCTACAAAGACATTGACCAAGTGATGGCCAATCAAACCGATCTCGTTGAGGTCGTTCATCAACTCAAGCAGGTACTCTGCGTGAAAGGAAATTGAAATGGAAAAAGAAATGGAAAAAGAAACAGGTGGGCCAGCGTTTCCCGCAAATGACTCCGATGGCTATTGGGCTGAGGGCATGACCTTGCGTGATTACTTTGCGGCTAGGGCGTTGAGGTTGTATAGCGACGACACGCTAGAACGGATGGCGCAAAACGCGAAGAAAGTGCACCAACAAGCAGACGCAATGCTGAAAGCGAGGGAACAATGATTGAAGACAAAAACCCAACCACACGGTGCTACCCACGCACCCTACAAGAAGCCTTCCCCAACTCCATCGACCAAGCTGGGTGGTTCTATCCACCCGAAGAAAACAACGGCTGGCGCAACGTGCTCATGGGCTACGCGGCGCTGGTGATGTGGATTGGCTTGGCGTATTACTTTTCAAAGAACTGAGGACAACATGAAACAACCACACAAACACGCAGAGCTAATCAAAGCATGGGCTGATGGTGCTGTGATTCAGCATTTGGCGATGAATGGGTTATGGTATGACGTTGCCGAACCGTCATGGGTTATTGATTACTCTTATCGAATCAAACCCAAGGATGTTGTTTTGTCTGGCTGGATAGAAAGAACAGGAGTTGGTAGCCAATTTTTTGCATTCAATCATCCTAATGACAATATCAAACTCACCTTTGACGGTGAGACAGGCAAACTCAAATCAGCAGAGGTGTTGCCGTGAACGAAAACAAAAAAGTCTACGCGCTACTGGGGCGGTACGTGGAGTTCAACAAAGTGGATACGGTGTGGGTAGCAGTCGTCCCCGATCGCACCATGATCGCAATGGAAGAATACCAAACGCCGTTGTTGTCGCAAGACATTGACTGCCTCTTGTTGACTGTGCGTACTAGCAACTGTTTGCGTGCCGAGAAAATCAACACGGTCAGGCAGTTACTCGATATGCGCGAACGCGACTTGTTGGTCATCCCAAACTTTGGCCGCAGGTGTTTAGATGATGTGAAGCAAGCCCTCGCCGAACATGATTTTTATTTAAAAGGAGATAAGAAATGATTGGTGCATTCGTATTGGTAGTGTTTCAAATGAACGCTGGTGGCAACTTGAACTGGGAGAAGGTGGACGAGTTCAAATCCCGAGCGCTGTGCAACAAGGCGGCGGCTGTGCTGGTGGCGCGTCAAGAGGAAGTCAAAGGTGCAACGGGCTTGCCCAAGGCATTCGCTTGTCTAGCAAAGGATGTGGACTAATATGTACGACAAACACAAAGGCATACAACTGCTTCGGCATTTCATACACTCCTTGCCAGACAAAACGGTCAACAACGGCTATACAGACTCTCGTCAAGTCTTGATCTACTACAGCAATGGGGAAGAGATTGCGCGGTCAGAGAATGGCCACATCACATACACCCCAAAGTTCAAAGAGTTGTGCCGCCAGCTTGTAGACAAGGCGTTTGAAGACGCGGCCAACAATACTTGGTCTTGGTTTAAGGAGACAAACAATGGCGCATGAAGCAGGCAAGGGCGACACGCAACGCCCAACAGATCACCAAAAGTTTGCGGAAAGTTTCGAGCGCATCTTTGGAAAACAACCACCCCAAAATGTTGCGGAGGAAGTCAAGCGTCAAGTCATTGATGCCGTCAACCTAGCCAGCGACCCAGCGGGACTCAAGCGCAGGGAGAAGGTATGAGGTACGAACAAGCAAGGCCGTTGGTCAACACGCTGATGGAGATAGCCGTACTGCACCATGCTTCACCGTCTTTGTTGCGCGAGAAGATTTACAAGGCGCTCGATGAGTTCTTGCCCGACATGGATGACGGGTGTCGAAAACGTGGCTGCATCGCAGTCGATGACTTTAAGGAGAAAAACAATGTGGCCATTCCCACCATTCCCCAACCCGAAGGACGAGGGCAACAAGACCCCGAAGTTCAACCCCGACAACCATGAGGAGGCACCGCTGTGACCAATGAACAGTATGAGGAACTGACCTGCCCTCAACCAACTGTTGTGGTGCGCTCACTGGCTAACGACCCAAACTACACCAAGTGCCCACGGTGTTGGCACTACACGCACGAAGGTACGCACAACCATGACGGTCTGTGCGACCGTTGCATCAACGTCTTAAGAGAAGACTACCCCAACGACCCGCGCACAATCGCTGCGCTAAAGAAAAGACAGGAGTACAAATGAAAAAGTATTTTGCAACCATTGGGTTCATTATGACCCCGTTCATTATCAGCTATGCTTTTTGGTACGTGATCGGCGCTGGCATCTCGGCAAGCTGGGACACGGCTAACTGGACGATGAACTTGAAAATCGTTCTGACTGTGTGGGCGTGGGGCTTTGCCACCATGATGCTTTTTAGACTTGAACATGAAAGAAACAGATGATCTACCTTAAACGAAAAACTTTAGGCGGCAATATTGTTCTTGCGCGATTTGCAGATAACCAAAGATTTGCCGCGACTATTGTTCTTGTTCAAATGAGGAAATCAGTTCCACATTTAAAACACACATATTTCTTGGTCAAAGAACGAGGGGGTAAATAATGGACTGGATTGACATTATTGTTGGCGGCATTGTTGCCATTTTTATCGTAGGCGGTTGCTTGGCGTTGTACGCTGATGCAACGAGCCATCCTTGGGGAGAAGATGATGAGCATTGAAGCAATGAAAAAATTGTTTGCAGAAGCTAGACGACATGAACGTCA